ACGGCCCCATGGGAGAAACGGTGTCAGGCGGCTGTGTTATGCAAGTGACTCCTCTCCGGCTGTAATCTCAACAGGAGCTCCGGCAGGAGCTTCATTTACCTGACCGGGATATAAATCCAGCTCCTTCTTTGCATCCAAGAGCTGCTTCTTTTTGGCTTCCAACTCTTCCTGAGCTTTCTGCAGCTTCTCTTCTGCCCTCTTCACATTCTCCTCGCAGCGAATTACGCGGTCCTGAGCAGTAAGCGGATTGCGGATTGCTGATGCCTCACGGCGCTCCAGATACTTGGCATTGAGCTGCGCACCTTCTTCGTCGAACTCTTCGGCAATCTTAAGGCCCTCAGCTTTTACAACCTTGTGCATAGTCTTCGTTGCGAGCGGATTGCCTTCGATAGGGGTCGGAACTGAAATGCGGTAGAGCAAGCGCTGAGCTCGTTTGTCAGGCACGATTGTCACGATACGGCCAACTACCATTTCAATGTGTTCTTCGCCGTTTTCGTCTGTAGTGCGATATTTCTCAAATTCTACCGTTTTACCTACATTGCCGATAACTTCGTTAACCTCTTCGGCAATTACTTCCGGCGTCCATTCAATTTTGTCTGCCGGGTCTTTTGCTTTGCGAGCACGGACTTTCTTCTCCGGCTCAACAACTTCATCCAGAATGCGAACGAGATTGCTGTCGTGTACCTTAACAATGCGGCGTCCGTCGTCTGTCTTGATTGCATAGAGTACCCTATTGCTGCGCTTCTCTTCAATCACTCCGGCGATATAGCCGTCAACCCATTCTACGGTGTTAAAAGGAACTGCCTGACAACGATGGTTAACGTTCTTCTTCAGCTCTTCGGCCAGCGCATGGCGGTCCTCATCGGTCATCTTTGGCTTTTTCTCCTGAGTTGCCTTGCTGCCATTGTAAAGCGGGTTGAGCCCGCCATTCTCTTCAGCTGCCTTAATAGCTGCTTCTTCCTCAAGACTGAGCTGAGTTTCTTCTTCATTTGCAGGAGTCTCTTCTGCGGTTGCCTCAGGAGCTGCAGGAGCAGCGGGGGCCTGAGCCTGTTCACGAGCTGCAAGTACGGCTTCGATAGCCTTCTTGTCTTCATCACTTGCTGTTGCCAAAAGAGCATTCAGCTTCTTCGTTGTCATCTGCAAAAATTTCTTTGTTACCATAATGCTGTAAATTTTGAATTGTTATTAAAATGTTATTGTTTAATTTTGATATTGCAAATATACTATGTTTTTTTGAATCATTGAGCCGCTTTGGGAACTTTTTCCAAGTTTTATGTTAAAAAATATCAATTGAGTTTCTTGAACGGCCCTAAGAGTCCGAGAGTACTTATACTATATCCCTCCTTGGCAAAAAATCTGAGTGCCATATTAGCCAATCTTGATAGGCTCAAGGCTTCTGAAGAAGCTACTATGATAGCCACATGGCCCTCATCGTTGGACACGATAGCGCAATCCGAAATTGCTTCCATGAAGTTCTCCATACTGTCCAAATTCTCTCGAGTGGCCTCAACTTCAAGCCTATAAGCCGCTACAAATATTTCGTTTCTTGCCATGTTATTTAGCTTTTACGGTTTTTGTAACTCTTGCTTACCTCTACACTGAACACGCCGTGCCAAAGAGCAAATCGGATTGCTGTTTCTGAGTTGTCTTGTTCAACTGCAATTGTCGGTGTCAAAAACAATGTTTCTGACTTGGTTGCTGAAAATTTCATTGTTACCATATTGCTGTAAATTTTAGTTGTTTTGGCTATCGCCATATCTTTTTAAGTATATGCAAATATACTACTTTTATTTTAATCTGGTTACTGCTTTAAGAACTTTTTTCGTTAAATAATGTTGGCTATTTTATGCCCATTCTTGCCGCGTATCCATCAATTTGTTCTCTTGTAAGCCACTCAGGTTTAACCGGCAACAAATCGTAAAGCTCTCGCATTTTATCGATTTGTTTCTGCTCGCCATGGGCCCAAAGACAATGCTGAGCATTTCGGCCGCCGTGGCCAAGATAGTAATTGCAATCGCATTGAAGCCGGTTGAGTAGCATGTACTCAAATTTATAGTCTCTTGCTGCCATGTTAGTATATTCTTAGAAATTTGTGCAAATATAGCCTCTTGCCGTACTTCACAATATACGCATGGCCGTTTCTCTTGCTGTAGCGTTTCTCTTGCCAACGGCCTCTCGTGACCTCTGGGTCCCTTACTGTGAACATGATTGTGCTCACATACCTTGCCGCATCGCCTGAGTGACTTATTTGTACCTCAACGCACTCGGTTCCGCCATGCAAAACTCCTGTCCTCTTGAACTGCGATTTGTTATTTTCCATTGCTGTCCTCTTGTTTTAGTCCAACACTTTTTACTGCCATGCCTCCATACATATTACTAGCTGCATATCTCTCGGCCATTCTCCCGTGCAGGACTCTCCTGCCAATACTTCTGACAGTCCTTCTAATATATCCTCGTTCGGCATATAGCCATTTATGGCCTGCTCTAGGCCTTTCATTGAGCCGCAATACACGCCGTTTCAGCATATATCCGCGTATTCTCCTGGCCTGTCCGAACGATAATCCGAACAAAAATTGCTGTAATTGTGCCATAATTCTCCTGTTATTTAATAACCTCTATAATAATTTTTGCAGCCGCATCAATAGCCTGTTCATATATACCTCCGTCTTGTAAATCAGGAAAGTTACACCATTCACATACCTCGCTGTAATTAATATTATCTAGGTCTGACAGGCCATAATAATTCTCTTGTACGGCACGCGCCAATTCTCTTGCAGCACGTACTACTAAATTAAATTTATCCATATTATAGTTTATTTTAATCCTCTCGGCAATATTGCCAATTGTGCCCAGCAGGAGAGTCGAACTCCTGTACAGCCTTCCCGGCCTGGGCTAAATATCCGCATCAGCGGATATTTACGCCATTTTCGTCCACGGTTATTATTTCGAGCAACATTGCCTCTCCCGGTATTTCTCTAGTTTCGACAATCTTCTTGCCGTCCTCCTCCCGTTCGGTTATTTCCTTTTTCGACTTGTTTTCCTTATAAATACAGTACGTATGGCCGTAATAACCGCTCAGGTCATTTCTTTTGTCGGCCTCTTTCAGGCATTCCAAAATATTTTTTTCGGCATAATAATGGCATTCGCTGACAAACATTCTCTCGCCGGTTACAGCACTGCTGTCAATACGGATTTCTCCCGCGTTAATTTTCTCGTTGTCCAGAACTGTCAGGACGAAACGATAGTTTCTGCTAATTTTCATACTGTCTATATTTTTTAATTATTCCAT